ATACTATCATAGAATAATCGGATCTACCTTTCCAGTTTTCTCTACTACTCTCTTCTGCATTTCCCAGATCTTATGACGCTGCTCGACAGAGAACAATGCAAACTTAGTTAGATCGCCTGCAGTATCAGCTGGAAAACACCAGTTAAGTCCAGCATTACCTTGTGGGGCGCATACAGGAATACCCGCATAAAGAGCATGATATGCTCGACCAGTTCTCCATCCAGTGCGTTTATGTTTATCATCAAAGACAGCTAAACACCCATTGAAATTCTGATAGAACTTTCGGCGATCTCTTTGCTGTGGGTTAGGAAGAATCTCGAGAGCATCAAAATCTTCCCACTCAGCTTCTTTACCTGAAACTTGTAAGTACTTTGATGATGTAAATTCTTTAAAGTATTTCGTACGCCCACCTGGTCGACCAATATAAACTACAGTTCCAGATGTTCCTGGATGAAATTCAGCAAACTCCATTCCTGAAGCCATTGGTAGATCTACAGTTGTTGATAGAGCAGGACACTTTAGAACTTTAGATACTTCATCGCAGTTTACGGCGTTCGCGGCGATCGTCCAACGAGACCAATCTTCATCTGGTAACAAGTCCCAAAGGAAGGACAGATCTGGATCATCATTCAGAAAGATAACACGACCCGTATGAGATTTAATCATTTCAATCGTGGTATCCCAATACTTTTGATAGAACTGAAGGTTCGTTCCACCAAATTCAAGCATCAGAACATCACACTCTTGATATGTTGAAAAGGAAGTGAATCCATCATCTTTGGTTGGGTCAGTTGGTTCTGACATTGGAATAATACGATATCCAAAGTCTAATAGGTTTTTAAAGAGAGCAACTCGTTTTTCAACCCAAGCACCGCGAACACCACTCTCTTTATTAGTTAAACCAATTTTACCAGAGACACGTCGGTATCCAACTTTAACTCCAGTGTTGGAAGAGTTCTTCGAGTAGAACCACTCCAACATTCTTTCTTCACCTAAAAACTCATGTAGCGACATAATTATACCTTACGCAAAAAATTCATCAAGAGATCCAGATGCCTGAGCTTCTGGATGATATTTAAACATGGTCGGTTCACCTAGAGAGGCAGAACAATAATCATACCATTCTTTTGAAAGCCACATACCTTCTGAAACTCCATTCCACAATTTACGCTGGTTAGGATGATCAGGATTCTTCCTACGAGATTCAACAAAATTATATCGGCATTCTTCATAGGCTTTACTGCCAAGTTCTAACATCTTCTCGCGGAAGTATACTACAAGAGATACCCGTTCAGAACCTTCTTCACAAACAATTGGAGTATTGCCATGCATAACTTCATGGTTATTGATCAGAAGCAGGTCACCTGGACGAACATTAACTGCAACACGATACTCAGGAGCAATCAAATATCCGCCAGTATAACGACCATCATTTGATAAAGTCAACAGATTAGAAAGACCTGTAGTCAAATCGCCAGCATCATAATGAGCTGCAGTTCTAAAAGTTTTATTCACAGTAACAGTGGTGAATGGTGTATCAGGAACTAGGTATGATGGATCAAGTTTCTTGGCAGCTTCCATTTGGTTATTGAAACGCCACGGCAGAAGCTCTTTAAATCCACGAGATAGTTGCTGTAAGAATGCATATGACATAGCAAACTTCTCTGGGAATCTGGCAGTATATGACGTCGCACGACCGTAAGGAATACGTGGATAACGATCGAACCATCCAGCGATACCAGAATTAACCGAGTTGGCATAAGTAGTTGCGCAGATCAATTTATCTGCGACAAAATTAGCAGCTTCAATTTGCCCGTCGCGAGGAAGTTTACGAGTAGATTCAACCCAGTCTTCGAATTTAAATTCCATCTTTTTAGTGCGATCAATCGACCACACATTATTCCGATTAGATGGAGTTGATTTCTTACCAACATGGTTCTTACGAATTTCATCTACTGGATCTTCACCAAGAAGATTTGGCTTAGGGTCTAGAAAGTGTTCAACCATATCATATTCGTACTCAGTAACCCATTCACGATTACCAAGTTTATCACCACGCGGTCCAGCAGCTAGACCTCGATTCTGAGTTTCCGTCGCGGCATCACGAAGACCAACATATGCTTGATCTTGCTGTTCTGTGGTAAAGTAATTCTTACGAAACTTTAACACAATCCGATCTTCAGAATGAGTTCCATCTGAATGTCCTGGAATTTCAGGCATATACACATCACAATCTTCTTCAATAAGGAAGTCGTAATGAGATTCATCAACGAACTGACCAAGCAAGTCAGTACAATCATATTTCCGTTCAGCAACAATTACTTTTACCATAGATTTCTCCTAAAACTTAAATCCGTCAAATTTATCTTCACTACTATGTAGTCGTCTACCAAAATCAGTTTTATCGAACGACGGACCACTATCTGTTTGACCAGAATCAGCAAGACCAGTTTGCGCGGACATCTCAACATCATATAATTTCATCTTGGCTCTATCGATACCAATGACGAATCGCTTAAAGTATCCCACATCATTATATCGATTCTTCAGCTGCTTAACGATAATCTGATTCAATCCTTCGAGTTCTTCATTTGAAACCAAGGCAAACATAAAGTCAGCAGTGGCAGGAAGACCGAATGATTCAGAAGTATCTTCAAGACCTGGATCGGAATTCCCAAAACCAGAACGAGTAGTTTGTGTAGCTGAAATAATTGGGACATTATATTCAACAGCAAGACCACGAAGTTCTTCAGCGATAGACTTGATATACGTATAAGAATTCACAGCACCTGAAAGTTTTACGCGCTGGCTGGCGCAGATATTCAGATAATCAATCATAATAATGTCAGGAGCGAACTGTCGTTTCAACCGCAGTTCTTCAAGTAGTGCCCTAAAGTGACCAGCGTGCGCTGATGCAGTTGGATACTCTTTAACAATTAATGCGCCTTGAGTTTTCTTTGCGATTTTATCTAGACGAGATTCAAAAACTTCTCGATCAACTACCTTCAACTCATCCATGGTAAGGTTTAGCAAATTAGCATCGATGCGCTCAGCGATACGTTCCTCTGCCATTTCCATGGTGATGTATAGAACATTTTTACCCTGAACCAATGCAGCGGCTGCAACGTGGCACATGAATAGAGACTTACCAACACCAGTGCCTGCCAGTGCAATATTCAACGTCTTCTTACTCAAACCACCCTTAGTGATTTTATTGAACATATCCAAGTCGAAAGGAACTTTCTCTTCGAGTTTATGATAGAAGTCAAATCGTTCAGATGCATCTTTAATGTAATCGTGACCAATATGATTATCGAAACATACTGAAAGAGCCTCAGACAAAATAGAAGGAATTGCATCTTGAGTATTGACTTTATCGTTACCCTCGATAATTTTAATCGAAGACAGAATAGCATTATATACAGCTCGATCTTTACAGAACTTTTCAGTCTGTTGAATTAACCATTCCTGATTAGGTTCATTATGATCGAGCTGCTTAATATAGTCTTGAATCTCAGGAATTTCTTTATCAGTAAGACCCTTTTGATTTCCAACTTCGATAGATAGAATCTCAGGAGAAGCTGGCTTATTATATTGTTCAAAGAACTTTACAAGTAAGCCAGCGATCATCGCTTCTTTTCTATCCGTGAAGTATTCTTTCTTTAAATGAGGAACTGCCTTTCGGCAGTATTCATCATTTAGGATCAGGTTCGACAGTATCGCCTGTTCTATTCTCATCAACACCGCCTGTATAAGTTAAATCGTTATTCTGGATTCCAACGATGATCATCTCTTGCAAGAATTCTCCAAGATAAGTTACAAGTTCATCTGTATCATACTCAATTCCATTATCATCATGGACTTCATATTCAAAGTTTAATTTGCAATTATCACCGTCTGTTTCGTCGAAGGAAACCTTCCCATAAGATATAATTATACCTGAAAACGGGATTTCTGTCAACTTTATCGCTTGGCAACCATTGCGGCTGTTCTCAAGAACGACGTGTGGTCGTAAAACAATATTATTCTGCATCATCAATTGCTGCAAGTTCAGCATCAATATCTTCGTCTTTCAGAATCTTATCATGGGCAACTTGATATCTCTGCTTGACGAAATCCTGGAATGTCTGCAATTTCAGAATAGGCATCCAAAACTCTTTGGTGTCTGTATCTTTAACACGATACTTCTTATCTGAAATAACGCCGTCATCGTCTACCTTACTGTACCAGCCATTGGAGGGTTTAACCACATGTCCGGACTCAAGTGCCATGTCCAGTAGACCAGACCACCGACTAATACCACCATCGAAAGATACGCTAACAGGAATCTTAGATTTTTCTTTAACATAACGACTCTTCTCAACATTAATAATAAAGTTGTAGCCGACAACTTCAGTGCCTTCTTTTTCTTGTTGACGTCCAAGAATAAAGATATTATCTGCAGAGTAATAAGAACCAGTACCACCACCAACAACAGCTTTTGGGAACATTCCAATTTCCATATAGGTATGGTTAACAACAACCATTGGAATATCTCGCATAGTCAGATATGGAGTTACCATACGGAACAGCGATTTAATTTGTTTTGCACGAGACATGTCTGCAACTGATTTACCTTCCATGGCATCTTCGACTTCTTTCTTAGAAGCTAAGTTACCGATAGAATCAATTACAATAATCACATGGTCAGCACGTTCAATGTTTGTTAGCTGAGCCATGATGTCAAACTTCAACTGCTCTACGTTCATGATTGGTGTATGCACAACTCGATCAGTGTCAATACCAAATGAATCGAAGTATGACTGAGGTGTTCCAAATTCTGAGTCATAGAATAAAAGAACTGCATCATCATACTTGTCCATATAGGACTTAGCCATTAACAAAGAGAATGCAGTTTTAAAGTGTTTCGATGGACCAGCCCACATGGTTAGACCAGGAGTTAGACCACCATCAAGTCTGCCTGACAAGGCAACATTGATAACTGGAATTGAAGTAGGAATCATATCCTTCTTCGTAAAGAACTTCGAGTGCGACAATACATCAGTTTCTTTGATCGTACTGTTCTTTCGAATTTTATCTAAAATGCTCATATTAACCTTTCAAGAATTCTAACAACTGAGCTTCATTCATAGCACCAGTTTTACGATTAATCTCTTTACCGCTATCATCTAGCAATAGGAGCATCGGGATTGAACGGACATGCCATTCAGCTGATCGAGACCCACAGGTATCGATATCAATTCCTTCAATCTCTACTGTGATTTTGTCACCTGCAGTTTCAATAACTTTCGTTAGGGCTTTGCATGGTCCACACCATTCAGCATAAAATTTAAGTGCTTTCATTTATTCTCCTAAAATAACATTATACCATATGTATGATTATTTGTCAAATACAATTATGGATTTTTCTTAGAGTGTGGTACATCAAACACAAAAGTGATTCGCGTACAATCTCCAACATTCTGAGTTCCATGTTCGAGTTTATTATTAAACCATAACAGAGTTCCAGGATTTACAGTAATAGACTCATCTCCGACCATGTACTCATAACTACCTTGAATTGCAAGATGATATCTATCTCTAGTCTGATAGTAAGTTCCAATGTCAACGTGCCTACCAACAATACCATGAACTGGAAGGGATAAAAACCCACAGCGAGAATGCGCGTGGAAGTTTCTTTTCATAAACCCAACAATTTCAGTATGTCTACTATATGCATTGGTCTCATGACAAACTTCAGAATCACCAACATACTGGGAAGGGTGTTTGATACCACCAATCACTAGCTGCAAGACTCCAGCATCAATTTCGGGAAACCCTCGATCTAATAGAGATTGCGCTCCATCAAGTTTACGATGAGAACCCCAGTCCTCTGGATATTTGTTTAACTGTGCTAAGATCTTCGACACGTTAATACCAGTTTTAATTATACGAATATTATCCAAAGAAGTCCTCCAGTGATGCATGCTGTTCTACTTTCCACCCAAGTGGATCAATAACAGATTGTAGCGCGTCAGCAAATGTCTTCTGAAATTGCGTATCATAATCAATGAACCCGTGCAAGCCAAATTCAGGTGGAAGCTCTTGCAAGAATGCAATAACATCTTCATTGAATGGGTTTGGCTTTTTTACATAGACAAATCGAATCTTTTCAGCTTCTTTGATCAGAGGATATTTCTTTTCTAGCTTCAGACGTTTCAGATGATGATTAAATAATAGAGATCCGCGAACATGAATAGGAGTTCCTTTGCCATATACAGGAGAACCTGCATACTGCTTTAGACCATTGACTCCACGAGGGAATGCAATATCTTCAACAGGCATCTTATCAAACTCTTTACGGAAGTCAGTCACATACTTATGTAGGATCTTTTCATCACCCGCCAGAATTACGCTGATTGAATCTTTTAGCTTTTTACGGATAACTGCAGGTGTCGACGACTTAACCATCTCAAGACCCATAACCTTAACTTTAGGTTTAGCATACTGCACACCTTCAGAGTTATGGACGTTTAGGATGTACCGTTTCTTGGCAGTCCAGATACCTTTATCCGCAAGAACCTCACGCTTCATAACCATCTTCTGGCTATATGCATTCATATATTCAGCAAGTTCTTTATAGCCCTTGTCAATAAATGGCTGAATCACATCTTCGCAGATCTTATCCATGAACTTGATCTTCTGTTCGTCAGTCTTCCCAGCGCAAACAGTTTCAACTAACAGTTCCATCGTAAGATAGATCGAGTCAGTATCGATTGCAATGACATAATCTTTGTCTGTCGTCTTGAGAGTTTTGTTCAAGAACACGTTCAGCTTGTTGGCCATCCAGCGAATAGACAACTGACCAGAAGTAGTAATACCTTCAGCCATGCGAATATCAAAGTAACGGAAGTATTGGTTACCCATAGCACCATAAGCAGAGTTCAACGCAATCTTCATTGCCATCTGTAGATTATTCAAGCGAGAGATTTCTTTACGCAGGTTGTTATTACCTTTGTCATGCTCATACTCTTGCTCAATTGCCAACATCTGCTTCTTGAACTTGGAACGATTCTTGTACATCTCTTCCATCAGCTCAGGCATAAAGCCTTTGACGTCTTTACGATAACACCAACCGTTCGCAGTCATCGATAGATCGCTACGCTTTGCATGTGACGTATCGACTTCCTGGAGTAGTAGCTTTTCAACATTACATGGAATCTTCTCATGGGTCAACGTCTCAGGAGAGATATTATACTGCATGATCAAGTGAGGATACAATGAATTCAAGTCAAACGAAGCAACCCATTTATGTAGA